ACAGTGACGATCGGCTACTGAGAGTTGATCTCGATGCTTCTCAATCACATCTGCGCTAGAGTGGCGTCGCCTTCACCGGGCTTCGGTTCGGCACAGGCACACGTGGGCCACGCTCGACAACCGCTGTACACGGCCGGTGAGAGCGTGGCTTTCGCGCGTGTGGCCCTAGACTGACCGGGTGACCACCACCGGCCGGAAGGGCAGCGCATGCTGAAGGACGTGGCGTACGCAGGTGGCCAGGAAGTCTGGAACCTGGTCCGTCTGGCGGCGTACACCGAGAACGTGGGCAGCCCCTTCGACTCGGGCCCGGTGCTCTGCGGCTGCGACACCCTCACCGCCGCCAACCTGGGTGCCACCGACACGGCTGGCAACCCGGTCACCGCCTACACCCGGCCGGACGATCCGGCGCAGCCCGCCCCCTGGTTCGACCCCGACCTGCCGGTATCGGCCGAGTTCCTGGGCTTCCTGCCGCTCACGGTCACCGGCACCAACGACAACCCGCGCGGCCGTTCGGTGACCGGCGCGGTGGGCGGCGGCGGGGTGTTCGGCCCCGTCCGCGCGCAGCCGCGCACCATGACGGTGCAGGGTGTGCTCGTGGCGACGTCCTGCTGCGGCGCCGACTACGGCATGCACTACCTGTCCGAGGCCCTGTCCGGCTGCAACGGCTCGCCGTGCGACGGCGACTGCTTCGAGATGTTCGACTGCTGCCCCAGCACTGTGCTGTCCGAAGCCCAGCTCAATGCCCTGCACCGCCGTACCTTCCGCCGCACCGCGCTGGTGTCCGGACCTACCGAGGTCAGCCGCCAGGCGGCCGGGTCATGTGCCCGGGGCAACTGTGCGGGCGGTGACCTGGTGACGGTCGAGTTCGTCCTGACGGCCGCCACGCCATGGTCTTGGACCGAGCCGCAGCCGGTGCTGGACGTCGCCTTCCCGGCGGCCGGTGGGGGTGGCTGCGTCGACTGGTGCTTCCCCAGTGCCGATCCGAACGCCTGCTTCGACTGGGACACGTCGGGGGTCGGCGGCTGCACCTGGGACACCAGCGGGGCGAACCCCTGTATCGACGTGGCCGATCTTCCCACCTGCCCGGCGGGTGACTGCCTGCACGCTGCCTGCGCGTCACCGCAGGATGCCTGTACGGACCCCCTGCGGCCCGTTCCGGCCCCGCCGCAGCCGTCGGTGCCCACGGCGCCGTTCTGCGTCCCCCTGGCGCCCGAGAGGGCGTGCTACAGCATCGATCTGTCCTTGCGACCCGCATGGTCCGAGGACGTACCGATCGTCACGGTCACCGCCGGGTTCACCGACCTGCGCAACGTCCGGGTCACCTTCTACGAGAAGCCGACCGGCACGAGTCAGACCTGCGACCAGATCGCCGACGCCAACCGCTGCGCCCCGGCCAACGACTTCTACATCACCTACGTCCCGGCGGGCGGCGCCGTCACCATCGACGGACAGACCGGCCGCGCGGTGATCGACTGCGGGGGCGACTGCCGCAGCGCGTCCACCGTCTTCGGCTCGGGTGACGGCGGCCCCCTGGTGGTCAACCCGCTCACCTGCGCCGAGTACTGCGTCTGCCTAGAGTCGGACCCGATGTTCCCGCCGGGGCCCGGTTCGGGCTTCGAGCTGTCGGTGAGCGGACGGGGTTACTGATGAGCCTCGGATGCGCTACGCACAGCTACACCGTGACCGACCGCGACGGCGGCCAGGTCGCATCGTCCGGCACGCTCACGGCCGTGAGCTGGAACCGGGTCCTCAACGACGTCTCGTCGGCCACGGTGGTCGTCGGCGTATCGGGCCCTTCGTGCTGCGCCGAGCTGGGTTCGGTGCGCTCGTGGCGCCACCGGCTGAACGTCTACCGCCTGACCGCCTTCGGCTCGTCGCTGGTGTGGTCGGGCCCGGTGGTCAACGTCGACTGGAAGAACGATGAGGTGGTGATCAGCGCGGTTGACCTGATCGGCCTGCTCGACCGGCGGGTCCCGCACCAGGACTTCGACTTCGAGGCGACCGACCTGACCGGGATCGCGCGCGCGCTGATCGATGACGGCTTCGCCCCCGACGATCCGGGCCACACGGTAACCGTGGTCGGTCCCTGCGGCGTGACCGGCGGCCGGGCCTACCGCAGAGACGTCGGCCAGACGGCGGACCACTTGCGCGACCTGGCCGATACCGGCCTGGACTTCACGGCTGTAGGCACGGACATCGTGATCCTTCCAGACGCGTTCTGCGATGTGGTGGGGCTGCTCTCGGACGACGACCTTCCCGACGGCCTCTCGGTGGCCGAGGACGGCGCCTCGCTTGTCACCCGTGCCATCGTGGCCGGGCCCGAGGCGGATGATCCCGTCGGGACGGCGGGCGGGGCGAACGACTACTACGGGCTGCTCGAACGGTACATCGAGCAGCGCAACATCACCGACCAGACCAGTGCCGACCAGGCGGCGGCCGGGGCACTGACGGCCTCGCTCGCTGTGCCGGTGTTCATCGACACCCAGGACATCACTCTCTCGCCGCAGGCCGACGTCGAGATCGAGCGGCTGGTACCGGGCTGGTGCCTGGACGTCACCAGCGCAGCCACGTGCCGCACCATCACCCAGCGGCTGAAGATCACGGGGGTGCAGGTGTCCGAGGACGGCGGGACCGAGGCCGAGCCCGGCCACGAGAAGGTCACGATCCAGGTGGCGGCCCACGGCGACGAACTGGCGGTGTCGTGATGGGGCGCCGGACCAGTGCTGCCCGCAGCATCCCCGGCAACCCTCTGGGGGGTGTGTTGCGTGCGACGCAGCGCAGCGCCCGGACCGCGACGCGGCGCATCGCACCCGTTGCAGGTCCGTCACAGAGCGCGTCACCTGCTGCGACACCTGTCCCTGACCTGTCGTTTCCGCTTGCGACGGTGCTGGCTGCCGACACTACGGGGGTGGTGTGGTGGCAGTTCCCCGTCTCGCTTCCCGCAACGCCGGTCGTCACCGCCACGGTGGTCGCGTCGCAGCCGCACACCGTCACAGTGCGGGTCGCGACACCCCATGCTGTCGCGCTGCATGTCTGGGACACCCGGGGCCGTCCAGCCCCGGGTCTGGCCGTCCACATCCTTGCCTTCCCCAACGCCTAGACTGGCTCGGGTACAGGCTTCCCGACAGAAAGGGGTGAGTCCGATCGCACGCGTTTGTGTTTCCAGCGATGTGTTCGACATTTTGCCGACCGGCGAACTGACCATCAAGCGAACCGCCCTCGGGCTGCGCCAGCTCGTCGCGTTCACCAACCCGGGGTCCTTCACCTTCACGAAGTCCAGCTACCCCGGCCTCACCCGGCTGCGCGTCCGCGTCATCGGCGGCGGCGGTGGTGGCGGCGGGACCGCCGGTGTCGGGTCCGGCGGTAGCACCTGCTCGGCCGGGGGCGGGGGTGGGGGCTACAGCGAGTCGGTCCTCGACGCCGCCTCACTGGCCGCCAGCGTCCCCATCACCGTCGGCGCGGGCGGTGCCGGTGGCGTGGGCGGTGCGGCCGGTGCCAGCGGCGGTGCGTCGTCCTTCGGAACCGTGACCGCCAACGGCGGCCAGGGTTCACCACAAGCTGGCAACAACTCGGCCACCGGTAGCACGGTGGCGTTCGGCGGCTACGGCGCACCGGTCGGCAGCGGCCAGATCGCTGTTCCAGGCGGCGGGTCGTCCAGTGGGTTCGCTCTCAGCAACTTCGTCTCGGTGGCGGGCGGCGGCGGCGACGCCAGCGGCGGCTACGGCCCCGGCGGCGCACCCGCCGGACCGGCCAACGGCGGCGGCTACGGCGGCGGCGGGTGCGGTACCGCGACAGTCAACGGCGGCGGATCGGCCAACGGCGGCAACGGCGCGGGCGGCGCCGTGCTGCTTGAGCTCTTCTTCTAAGGGGTTGCATCATGGCACGCTGCGGCTGCGGCGCCGGGGAAGGCGCTGTCATCGCCAACGGCCCGAACACGGTCGTCACCGGCTCGGGAACCCAGGCCAACCCCTACATGATCGCCGCGCACACCGACTGCGCCGAGGCGCGGCTGTGCCTGTCGGGTACCGGCGGCGTGAACTACAACACGGGATCCGGGGTTATCAGCGCCAAGATCTCGGCACAGCTCGGCAACCTGCTGGGCCTCGGTACCGACGGCGGCCTGTACGTGGCACCCGGCACCGCCACGGTGGCTACCGGCCCCGGCGTGCTCGGCAACGGCTCGGCGGGCAACGCGGTGCGTGCCAACGTCGCCACGTGGTCGTTCCCCGGAACGGCCGATTCGGGCGGGTCCCGTGTCTACACAGACAGTACCGGCGCCCTTCGGGGTGAGCCGGGATACCACGGCTACTACTTCGAGTCACGCGTGACCAGGAACTACGCTTCGGTGGCCGTTCCGACCGCCGCCCTGGTCAATGTGGATACCGCCTTCACACTGGCAGTCACCAACCCGGACGCCTACCGCACCGTTCTGATGGTGAGTGTGCGCGAGTTCGACGCCCTGGTGGACCTTCCCGCCAGTGCCCGGGCGGCGGCCGGGTTCGACGGGGCCGAGATGTTCCGTTTCACCAACACCGGCACCACGGCGTCCCAGGGCACCCACTCGTACAGCAGCAAGATGATCTCGCTGGGCACCCTGGCGCCTGGCGCCAGCACCGTCCTGTCCATGCAGTCCCAGCTCGGCAGCGGTACCAACGGCGCCACCTACACCCAGATCAGCATGTCGCACCGCGTCATGCTGCTGCCCACCTGATCGGGAAGGAACACCATGCCCACCATCTGGTACCGCACGCCCGGCGGGGCCGTGTGCGAGCAGGACGGCTACCCGGAACCCGAGGTACCCGCCGACTGCACGCGCATCGGACAGGCCGAGTACAAGGCTGCCGTGAAAGCCATCAACACCGACCGACAGGCGCAGCAGGACGCCGACCGGGAAGCAGCCGCGCGGGCGGCCGCGCTGGTGCAGGAAGCCCTCACGAAGCTGCTGCCGGATGCTGATCCGAGCGACGTTCCGACCGCCGCTGCCCTGCTGCTGAACGCCTCGGGCGGGGTGGCACAGTAGGGGCAGTAGGATCGTCGCACCCCGAACGAGAGGTACCACCGTGGCAGATGTGTGGCTTCCGGGTGCCGATCGGCACCCGACGTACAACGGCGGCACGATGAACGGCAGCGGGGGTGCCCGGGCCGTCCACCACATCACGTGGGACCGCAACGGCAGTCCGTCCGAGCCGCTCGACCTCGTGCCCTTCGACAACCTGGTCTCGTACTTCAGCGGTACCGGCAAGGGCAACGCGCCGCACCTGCTGGCCGACCCGTTCACCGGTCGGACGGCCCAGTTCATCCCGGCCGACCAGAGCGCCCGGGCGCTGGTCAACCTGAGCGGCGGCGTGCAGACCAACATGCAGGGCAGCGCCTGTATCCAGATCGAGTGGCTGTTCTTCCCCTGGTGCAGGGTCGACGGCCGTGTGTATCCGACACTGGCGGACACCCCGGCAGCCGGACGCTACCGCATCACGGCGTGGCTGCGCTCGTGGGGCGTGCCGGACACCTGGCCCATGGGTCAGCCGACCTGGAACGGCAACCGCAACGCCTCGGTGTGGGCCGGTAGCCCGGGGCACTACGGCCACAGCCAGGTGCCCGAGAACGACCACACCGACCCGGGTCCGATCTTCAACCTGTTCGTCCCGGTGTCCACCCCGCCGTCCGCCGACCGGCGGCGGCTCGATGAAGAGGTCAGGTAGCACATGTCCATAGCGATCGGAAGCGTCCCGTCCGGATTCGGCGGCGACACCAACGACATGAGCAGGATGCTGCTCATCCCGCTGCCCCCGCGCAACGGCGGCGCCTTCCACTGGGGCGACTCGTACCTCAGCTTCGGCACCGACTTCCACGACGCCCGGCTGCGCATCGCTGTCTGGAACGACAGCATGCAGGCATGGCGGGTGAACGACAACTTCATCGTCCCGGCCAACGGCGGCCGGGTGAACCAGGAACTTCTGGACGGCGACTCGAAGGTGTCGATCGCGCGCAAGAAGATGGACGACAACGACCCCGGAACTCAGCCGGTGGGTTGGCTGTTCGAGATCGTCCTGAAGGCGTGACCTTCCCGAAGCACAAGAGAGGTGGATCCGTGAAGTACTTCAAGTCGCTGGCAGAGCTGGTACTGCTGACCTACGCGGTCAGCCTGCTCGGCCTCGCCACCGCCGACAACTTCGACATCACCGACATCAGCTCGGTGCGGGCCGCCGCAGTGGCCGCCATCCCGTCCGTTCTGGCGCTGCTGTACGGACTCGCGGTCAAGGCGCTCGGTAACAGGGCCAGCGCGCTGGCCGTCGACACGCGGGAACTGCACAGCCCGTCCGACAACAGGAAGTGACGTGGATGCCATCGCGGCCGTGGGGGCTCGACATGGCTGACGACGGCATGAACGTCGGGGCAGCCCTTGCCACGCTTCGAGGGGAAATGGCTGCCGGATTCGAACGGCTGGACGGGAAGCTGAACCTGATCAGCTCGGCACAGGCGACGACCGCGAGGGACATCGAGGCCACCAACGCCCGCGTGAAGGCCGTGGAAGACCGCACCACGGCCCTGGAAGAGCGGCGGTGGCCATTGGGCGTCCTGACGGTCCTTGCGACCGTTGTGGCGGCTGTGGCAGCCATCGCCACGTGGGCACTGACGAACTGATGCCAGCGCGTCGAAGGCCCCGCAGGATCGATCCTGCGGGGCCTTCGGCTGTCCGGATCAGGCGCGGTAGAAACGACCGCAGTCGGTGCACCGCATGTACGGCTTGCGGGCCACCCACGTCCCGGCGGTCGTGCAGGTCCCGGGGACGCACCGCTGAGCGTCCTTCAGCGGGTGCGGGTAGAACCCGAGCGCGGCCGAGGCACGCAGGATGAGCCGCTGCGAGGCGCCCGGGACCCAGTGGTCGATCTCGGCTTCCAGGACCGACAGCATCAGCGCCTCGGCCGCCTCGGTGTCCAGGTCGGCCCCGGTGACCACCAGCGCGGTGCCACCGTTGCCCATCGCTTCGAGCTTCGTGCACGCCGCCTGGTCCCCGGGTTCCCACCCGCTCTCGGACAGGATGCGATCCTGCATCGTTTCAGCGGCCGCTGTCATGAAATTCCGGTCCGGGTAGTCGATGTGAAACATGGTCAGTACCTCTCGATGTCGGTGGGCTCGCCACGGGTGGCGATTCCCAGATTCCAGTGGCAGCAGCCGGTGTGTCCGGCAACGGCGTTGCAGCGGACGCGAATGAAACGGTCGCACCCCTGATCGTCCGTGACCACCTTGAGCACCTTCCACGGACAGCGGTCACAGACGCCGTAGGCATACATACCGATGCAGAACCGAGGGCGGCGGCAACCCCCGTAGCACCCTTCTTCGATGCAACCGTCACAGTCGGGGCAGCGGCCTTCCGCCCGACGGTACGCCCGGCCCTGTTTCGAGCACAGCACGGTCAGTCCTTCCGGTCGATGATCTCGAAGTGGCCGATGTCCCCGTAGGCCATGGCGAGCGCCACCAGGTGCGGCAGCGTCTCGGCGCCCATGAGCCTGCGCAGCTTCTTCTGCACCTCATAGACCTGGTAGATGGTCAAACCCCGCTTCTTCCCGCTCTGCGCCGCCGTCAGACCCCGTGCGGCGTCCAGCACGAGGCCCCGTTCCGACGCGGTCAGCGGCCGGGGGCGGAACTGTTCGGTGCTCATTCCGGGTTCCTCACATGCGGTCGCAGCGAGGCCACGGCTTCCAGGTAGGCGGCCACGTCGATGTCGCTGCCGAGCGGGTCGCGGTGGTAGCTGTTCCACAGCGGCAGGGTGTCCTCGCCGTCCAGTTCGGCTTCGCGGACCCGGGTGAAGACGGACAGGAACCGGGCACGGTCGGCCGCCCCGAGGTCCAGGCGGTCGCAGGTGGCATGTGCCCGTTCGCCGGGCAGCGGCCTCGGCCGGTGGGCCGGTCGACGGGTAGGAATCATGAGGTCTTCCTCTCGTCCCGATACGCCTGGACGCGGCGCGTCAGGCAGTCGGCGCAGTAGAGCCGCAGGTCGGGTCGTACGCGGCCCGCACTGTTCCAGTCGGCGCCGCAGACGGGGCAGGCGGACCACGGCGGGCGCAGCCCGCGCATTTCGCGCAGCAGCAGCCGGGTGGACAGCCTGATCACGTCATCGGTCAGGTGGCTGGCCGTGAGGCAGTGGGGGTGGCCGCACTCGGGTCGGACAGGTCCGACAGCCTCACGCCTGTGTTTCCGTTCGAACACGGCGCGACCGGGCTGAATATGGTTTTTGTTGTCGTACATCGTCGGCGCGCCGCGTCCGTTGCTCGGTCCGCACCACCCGGTGTGGCCGTCGGTCTGCGGAACCAGGTAGGCCGCCAACATCTCGTGCGGGGTCGTGGGACGGCCGTACGGGGCAATGCCCTCGGCCCGCCGTACGGCCGCCACGGTCCGACGGTCCAGGCGCAGATTCCTCGCGATACCCACATCGGTCAAACCGAAGCGGGCCGCTTTGATGATCTGTTCGTGCAAGGGGTGCTTCACAGCGTGCCGCCTTTCAGGGGGCATCGGTGGTACGGCGGTTGTTGCTCGGCCACGTGGCCCGGGCTTCCCGCCGCTTGAGCTGCTTGCGCTCATCGGCCGAGAGGCCGCCCCACACACCCCATGCCTCGTTGGTGCGCAGGGCGCGGTCAAGGCACTGCGCCGCTACTGGGCAGTCGTGGCAGATGCCCTTGGCGAACTCGACAGCCACCGGGCTGTCCATGAAGAACGCGGCCGGGTTGCGGTCGCGGCAGGCCGCGAAGGCGGTCCACGCGTTGGCATCGTAGGGGCTGATCCTGTCGGGTGCTTCGTCGTCCATCGCGGGACCTCTCGCTTACCGCCTGCTGGCGAGTCGGGGGTTCGGAAGCGGCCCGGCCCCGGTTGCCTGCCGGGCCGCTGCTGGCTTGTTGGTGCTGCTGGTCAGTCGCCGATCACGTCGACGTGGGACAGGGCGATCCACGAGCCGTAGCTCTGGACCATCACCACGGGCCGTTCCTGGCCTCTCGGCACCCATGCTCGGGTGCGGGTCGGGCCGATGACGACCGTCGGGGGCCGCTTGTCCGAGGCGCGCCTGTCTTCCGGCCGCAGCCCGGGGTAGGCCCGGACCATGGTGCCCACCGGGTGAGCTGCGTTCCAGGCGTCGACCTCGGCGTTGATCGTCTCGGCCCTCTTGATCCGGGACGCGTGCGGATGGCGCCGATCGCCGTCCGGCTTGCGACACGACTGCGAGAAGCCCGATTTGCAGTGCGGGCACGGTACTGCCAACGGTTCCACCCGGCTCACGCGGCGGCTGCCAGCGCGTTGCGCACCGCGACGTACTCGGCCTTGCGCGGCCGGTAAGCAGCCGCGATGGCGGCGACCTGCGCCACGGTGTAGCGGTAGTTGAGGCGGACCGCCACGCCGATCCGGCGGATCCTGCGCTGCACCCGGCCGAGCTTGCCCGCCTCGCGCAGCGTCTTGGCCGCCTTGCGCAGTGCGGCGGTCACCGTCTTGCGCGCCTGCACGTTCTCGGTCACGGTTGCCACAACGCTGCTCAGAGACCGCTTCTTGTTGGCGCGGCGACGGGCGGTGACGATCTGCTGAGCCTTGCGGGCGCTGGCGTTCATGGCTGCTTCCTTCACGTTGCTGCTGCTTCCTGCTGACAGAAAGAACACTACATCTAGGGAACGACAAATGCAACACCCCTGGCGGAAGAAGTCATTCCGCCAGGGGTGCAGGTGGTGCGGGTCACATGTCCCGGGCGCAGCGTAGGACGTTGTACCACTCGGGCTCGGTGAGGAAGATCCATTCCCCGCCGGTCACCGTGCTGGCCAGGGCCGGGGTGCTGGCATCCGTCGCCCCCAGCGCGTAGGCCAGCAGCAGCCGGGCCGACTGGTTGAGGCAGTGCACCCGGAATTCCCAGGCGGGCTTCACCGGCGCGTACTCGGCCACGAAGGCGGCCACGTTCACCGCGATGCTGCCGAACGTCGTGAGGCTGGCCAGCGCCTTGTAGTTCGCGTGCTTCAGGTCCGCCTTGGCACCGTAGGCCTTGTAGTCGACCAGCGCGGCTACGTGCTCGTCGCGGCCGACCACGGCGAAGTCGATGTCGAGGCACGGCACCCGTTGCGAGAACGGCACCGAGACGGCCGGTTCCCAGTTCCGGCGGCGCGTGCTCAGGTTCTGGCCCGGCCACTTCTCGAACTCGGCGGCCGGAAGGGTCATGGTGTGCGGCCGGAAGTCGTCCAGCCATCGGACGCCGTACGGCGACAGGTCTGGCAGCTCGCGGCCGCGCATCCGGTACAGCACCTCGGCGAAGGTCCGCTCGGTCACCTTCGACCAGTGCGGCGCGACGCTCTGCTGGCCCAGCAGCGCCTGCGCGGCGTCGTTGTGGGGAAACAGCTCGAACGACCACGTAGCCGCGTCGTAGCGGGCCGTCAGGAACGGCAGCGTGTCCCAGGCCCCGAGGTCGCCGAGACGGCCGAAGGCGCGGTACGCGGCGCCGACCTCGGGGCCGCGTGGCTTCTCGCTGCCGACCGGGCCGTAGCTGACGATGCCGACTGCCTTGCCACGGTCGTACTCGATCATGGGAAGCGTCATCCCGGCAGCCGGTGCCTCGAAGCCGTTCAGCCGGTGCCGCTCGGCCAGCAGGGTGTCCCGCCAGCCGCTGTCAGTCCTGCGGGCCATCGGTGGCCACCACCTTCCGGAAGAGGGCTTCGAAGCGGTCGCAGCTCTGCTCGGACTTGCAGCGGTCGCACAGCTCGATGTGCTGGGTACGGTCCTGGACCGCCGTGCGACGGGGGTCGGTGTGGCGCGGAAGGTCACTCACTGCCGTCCACCACCTTCGCCAGTTCCAGCAGCACGTCCACGGCGTCGATGGCCCGTACGGCTGCGTCGTTGTAGGGGCAGTCGAACCCGTACACAACGAGCGGGCACTCGGCGTCGTGGACCGCCATCACCTTGGTGATCCGGTCGCGGGTGGCCCGTAGTTCCTCGGGCGTCTGGGGTGTGTCGAATTCGCTCACAGCGCACCATCCACGATCCCGGACGCCTGCTGCTGGCGCAGAGCTGACAGGCACAGGGCCCGCCACATCGAGTTCGCGGTGCTGCACAGTGCGGGCTGGCAGTCATCGCACCCGGTGACGTGCTGGTCGAACTGCTGGCGCCGGTGCGCCACGGCCGGATACGGGCTGTCGGCCCGAACGTCCAGGCGGCGCCCTTCGATGATGGCCATGCTGCTTCCCTTCCGCTACTGAGACAGTGGCGGCCACGGCGCGGCCGCACGGAATCCAACCGTGCGCCGGGCCTTCGCGGGGCAACCGCGCCGTGGCCGGGAAGCGGGCGGGATTCGAACCCGCGAGGTACACCGATGGCGTGCAGGCTGAGCGCTCAGCGCATGCCCTCGGTTCCTACCGGATCGCGTCCGGCACCTTGGGCCGCTCGGTCACCGCTTCCAGAGCCCCCGGCAGGAATCGAACCTGCCACGCGCTGCTTACGAAGCAGCCGCTCTGCCACTGAGCTACGGGGGCTCGCGGAAGCCACGGCACCGACCCACGGGACTCGAACCCGTCGCCTCGCAGTTCGTGCTCGGACGCTTTACCTGCGGTCGGCGCCGTGGCTTCCAGTGGGACCGGCAGGATTCGAACCTGCCACCGGGCGCTGATCAGGTCGCCCATCGCACACCGTGCGGTCCCTCGGGGAAGGCACCGCCGGGCGTAGTCGGCCCGGCACTTCCCCCCGACGGGTGGGGGCGCTCGACCTTTCGGCGGGCGGTGCCTTCCAGCTTCCACACCGGGATTCGAACCCGGATCATTCCGACCGGGGGCTACCCGTCGGCCGCTCTGCCAGTTGAGCTACATGGAATCGGGTGCCGCGCCACCCGGGGGACGGGGCGGCGCGGCGGCTCGTGCTAGACGGCCCAGGGGTCGTCCTTCTTGTCGTCGCTGCTGTCGGTCGCGGCCGCGACGGCGCGACCCGCGAGGTAGTCCCGGGCGAGCTGCTTCTGCGCCTCGGACGGCTCGTGCAGTTCGATTGCGTAGTTGCCCTTGATCTTCTCGGCACTCTGGCCGATGACGGCCAGGTACTTGCGGCCGACACGTCGCTTCAGCGCGCCGATCGGCTTCCCGTTGAAGATCATGACGTCCTCGAAGACCTCGGGGCCGCCGTCGGCGTCCAGGACCACCAGGTCCGTGATGATGACGTCCTTGCGGCCGTAGTCGGTGGTCATGATCCCGCCGCCGATCACGTTCCCGGCAGCGTCCTTTTCCAGCCCCACGTACTCGGTGGGCGAGAAGAGGACCGTCCTGCCCAGGATCTCGGCCAGCTTGACCTGGGCACCGGAACCGGCACTGTCGAACTCGTCGCGCTGCGTCGCCATGCTGCTTCCCTTCGGATACTGCTACAGGTGAGGGGTGCGGCGGCACGGGCGGGGTGTGCATTCCCGCGCCGTCCGGACACTGCATCAGCACTTCCGTGCCGCCGCCGGGACCGCCCGAAACAGCCGTGTCATCGGGTCACGGCTATCTCTCGGTCCCTGTCGGTAGTGGCTGACCTGCCCCGTTCCGACACATCTGATTCTGCTACATCTGGGCTTCCGTGTCAACCTGTCCACAGGTCGCTATGGGGCTGGCAAGCCGCCTCGAAGGCTTGGACCGCCTCGGCAAGGCGACGCTGCTCGTCCCAGTCGTCCGGGAACAGGCACAGCACCGACCGGCGCAGCAACCGCTTGCCACGGCGCGCCTTCATCCGCAGCAGCACCAGCCCGTCGTCCGGACGCGCCCACTCGTGGTCGGCCCACTGATGCCGCCGTCCGGCCACCCCGCAAACGGCGCAGCCGGACGGCGGCCAGACGGTTTCCACCGTCGCTTCAGTGCTCACGAGGCGGTTCCAGACCGGCGGCGCGTCGGGCCTCGCCGAGCTTCCAGCTCAGGTAGTCAACCACCTGGCCGATGCCCACCCAGTGCTGGACGTTGGCCAGAGGCGCGTCCCGGTACGCCTTCGCCGCCGTGTTGCGCACCTCGCGCAGCACCCGCACCCGCTCGTCCAGGCGGATCGCTTCCTCACGGGCCCGCACCGAGGCTTCGTCCACCGCCCGGACGTCCTCGATCGGAACGAGCCGGTACTCGGCCGCCAGCAGTTTCCGCTGCCGCTGCTCGGCCAGGTACTGGTACCGCGCGTCCCAGGCGCCGAGCTGCTGCATGCGCCCGGCGATGTGCAGCAGCTCGGTCCAGGTGCGCGCGTCGTTGATCTGCACGGTCCAGCTCACCGCGCCGCCGAGGCGCATGTACTGCTCGCGGGCGTACAGCCGGATGCTCTCGGTCAGCAGCTTGTGGCGCGCCAGGTGGCGGTAGACCCGCAACAGGGCCCGGACGTCCTGAGCACCGCGTAGCGCGCTTCCGGGGTTGATCGTGCTCGTCACGGCGCACCGCCTGGGGCCCGCTTCACGCACTGCTCGCCCACCAGGCGGACAAGTTCCAGTCGGAAGGCGCCGATGTCCTCGAAGCCGCCAGCGGCCCTGTGCAGCTCGATCAGCACCTTCAGGCGTTCGTCGTCCCGGGCCGCCTGCTCGGGAAGCCCGGGCAGACCCTCGGCGGCCTCGGCGGGGCGCTCGTCGTCCACCGGCTCGGCGAGACGGGCGCGATCAGGCCCCGACGCCGAGTGGTACCTGTCGAGTCCGGTCAGTTCTTCCCAGCGGTCCCAGGCGATGCAGGCCAACTCGGGTGTGTACAAGCCCGAGCGCTTGAGGAACCCCACCGTCACGAAGAGTTCGGACACCGTCCGGGCCGACAGGATGCAGAGCCTCGGGGTGGTGCCGTTGCCTGCGAGCGCCATCACGCCACCGCCAGCTCTGCGTCGATGACCCGCGCCTGACCGGCCAGCCGCTCGTTCCACTGGCCGAAGCTGCGGGCTCGCTCGGCCACGGCCACCAGCTCGGCGCGGGTGCTGGCAGCGTTCATCGCTTCCAGCCAGTGGGCGTCCAGCTCGGCCGGGGACAGTGCGATGCTGTCGACGGCGAAGACCTTGGCCACGTCCTTCGCCCCGATCCTGCGCACGTCGCGAACCCGCAGGTTGACCTCGTTGATCTCGCGGCCCAGCGGCAGGCTGACGGCGTACACCGTCACCTCGCTGCGGGTGCTCGGCAGGTGGACGACGATGCCGAAGTCCGTGCGCACCTTGAGGCCGGTGTCGTAGTGGCGGCCGTTGAAGATGCCGGTGTTGTTGATGCCGTCCTCATAGGCTTCGAGCTGCGCCGCGATGGACGGGAAGGACAGGTCGAGGCTGTCGCCGGTCTTCAGGTCGCCGATGACGGCCGAGCCGTCCCGAAGGCCGAAGATACGGTCGAACTTCCCGGCCACCTGGTAGCGCTGGGACGCAGTGACGCGCTCGATCATGTCGGGCAGCACGGTAAGGCCGTTGACGGCGAGCGCGTCCAGGTACTGGCGGATGCGGGGGCGGTGGCGTTCGGCCACGCGATTCAGGTCACCGCCCGCGAAGTCGGCCAGCTCGGTGCTCTTGTGCAACGCCGTACCCTCTTCGGCCATGCGGTACGCGTCGGCCGCGTCGTCGGCCTTCGAGACGACGTTGTTGTACCAATCCTTGTCGACCTTGACGTCCCGACCGGCCAGGTCCTCGATCAGGGTCGGCCGGGTTCGGGACAGGATGGCGACACCCTTGGCGGTGTTGCGCCGCTTCCACAGGTCCAGGTGGTAGGTGTCGTCCGTCATCTTGACGAAGTTCGTCACCCGCTGCCACGACACCGTCTTCCCGTTGTCCGGGTTCGGCAGGTAGTAGCGCCCCCGCCGGGCGTCCGGGCGGGACGGGTCCTTGCCCCGCACCGGGGCCGCTTCCTCGCTGCCCGCGCTGTCGAAGGGGTCCGCAGTCTGTTCGTCGTACATGTCACCCATGCCGCTACCGTCTCTCAATCGTGTGATGCTGTGGCAACAGCCTATCATGGATGCATGACGGACGACAGGTTTCTGAGCCGCCAGGAAGCGGCGATAAAGCTCGGTGTGGCGGTCGCGGTCGTGGACCGCCTCATTGCCACCGGACTGCTGCTGCGGTACCGCGTCGCGGGCCGCTGGGTACGCGTGGAAGCGGGGCAGGTGGCCGAGTTGGCTACACTGCCCCGCGAGTACCTGCTGCGCTGCTGACCGGTCAGCCGCCGATCGGGCCGCTTTCCGGCTCGGCGGACGGCGCGGACGCCGTCGCGGCCAGCGAGTCGGCCACCGCCAGCAGGCGCCACACCCCGCTCTCGCGGACGTCCCGCAGATCCTCGGTCGCCATGTCCCTGATGCTGGCGGTGATCAGGTAGTACAACCCCTTCAGGTGGTTCAGGGCACGCTCGGTGTTGTCACTGCTGTACGCCGACAGCGAGCCGACGCCGGGGCTGAGCAGATTCGTGGCCGTCACGTTCAGGTAGCCGGTCAGCTCGGCCACCTTGGACACCAGCTTCAGGTTCGGGCCCATGTTGATCCGGGCCGTGTTGCTGGCCGGGCCGATCAGGCGCAGGCCCGTCGGGGGTTGCATCACGGCGAGCACCAGGCGCTCGATCAGGACGGCCACCTTCGGGTACTCGTTGCGGTCGTTGACGGCGATCGAGCCGTAGCGCTCGATCTCGCGCTCGACCTGCACGAGGACGGTGCGCAGGTGCGCACTGACGGGGACGATGAAGAGGTTCTGGCTCAGGCTGCTCATGATGGTGTTCCTCTCGGTTGGTTGCAGAGCAAGTATGGCACGGCGAGGGTGGAATGCAACCCCCGCCGAGGAAGTCAGGCGGCCTCGCCGTGCGGGCAGTAGTCGTTCGAGTAGCAGGCTGCCCAGCAGTCGCCGACCCGACTGCACCCGAAGCTGATGCGTACGCTCTTGAAGTCGAAGGCCATGCTGTCCGCCACGGCCTGCGCCCGCTGCTGCGCGTCACTACCGGCCGGGATGCTCAGGACGATCTCGTCGTGCACCACCGCGCGGATGCGGCGGCGGTGGAACGGCGAGAGCTTCAGGATCGCCTCGGCCATGCCGTCGCGGGTGCTGCCCTGACCGATCTGGGCACACGCCTGGGTGTAGGCCCTGTTCCGCTCGACCCGCACCGGCCGCCCGAAGGCGGTGTACAGGATGCGGTACTCGTCGCCGGGCGGTGGCGCCTCATCGAAGCCCAGCGCCCCGGCTGCCTCGCGCGTGGCCTGCTGCCACTCGGCGAGCACCGGGAAGGCCGAGGCCATGCCCGAGCAGAACTGCTGAGCCACCCGCTCGGCCACACCGTGCTGGCGGACCATCGTCTTCCAGCCCATGCCATAGTTCCAGCCGTGCCCGAACACCTTCGCCCGGTCGCGGTACTCGCAGTCGCACCGTCCGCCGTTGCGCGCCATCTCGTCCCGGCACTCGGACCGGTCGAAGACGCGCAGCGCGACCTCGCTGTGCAGGTCGACGCCGGGCGCGAACAGGCGCATGTACTCGGGGTCCTGCGACATGGCTGCGATCATGCGGGCGTCGATCTGGTCGGCGTCGATCGCCACCAGCACGTCGCCATCGTCGGCCAGAATCATCGCCCTCTCGCGCGCCTTGCCACCGCGCTTGCCCAGGACGGTCAGACCTGGGTCCTTCATGGACCAGCGGCCGGACGCCTGGTCGGGCCCGATGTAGGGGTGGACGCGACCGCCGACCAGGTGCGCCAGCACAGTGCCGTAGACGGTCCGTTCGCCGTTCATGGCCATGACGGTGCGGCACAGCTCTGCGGCGGCGTCGTTACGCCCCTCGAAGGTCTCGACCATGGAAGTGAGCACCGGCTTGGCCATGGACAGCGAGCCGTCCTTGTTCAGCGGCCAGTTCCTGTCAAGGGCGCGCTCGCTGATGCCGGTCGACAGTACGGCCCGGCGGAAGGCCGCCTTGCCCGCGTTGGTGGTGTGCGGCTTCTTCCCCTCGGTGGGCATGCCGTGCTTCTCGGCCAGCATCTTCATAGACGCTTCCAGGCGGGCCTGCCCCTGGGACCACCGCTTCATCGTCAGACCCTCATCGACCCGGGCGCCTTCGAGGGTCACGCGGCCCATGGCGGCGCCCGTGTAGTGCTCGCGGCGCAGGTACGCCTGTGAGCCGTCGCCCTCGCGGGGAAGCTGCCGGACCAGCGCGGCCTGCGCCGCGTAGACGCCGCTCTGCGCGAGCACGTCCTTGACCAGGTACCGGCGGTAGTCGGGGTCGTCCAGCGGGATGCGGTCGTACCCGCCGTACGCGTCCTTCAGCAGATCGAGCACGCCGAACTCGGTCTCTTTGCCAGGCTTCATGCGGTCGGCGTACTTGTCGCCCCGAACCCGGCGGTAGACCTCGCGCTTGCCCTCGAAGTCCGTGGTGTCCTTGCCGTCCACGCCGTAGCGCAGCGCGGTAGAGCCGAGTTTGTAATAGCCGGGCGGCTGCGCACCGCGTGCCGCCACGGGGCTCAGGTGCCTCTCGGTCACCAGGGTGTCGAACGTCTTGCGGCACGCAGCTTCGTAGTCGAGGCCGTTCCACTTCGCCAGCGCGAGCAGGTCGAACATGAGGCCGTTGTGCGCCGTGACGGCATCGGCCGTTTCGATCAGAGCGACCAGCTCGGCCGGGTCCTCGGTGATCTCGACCGGGCCCTGGGGCCTGCCGTCGCCGTCGATCCACTGGAACCCGCAGAGACGGACGAATCCGGGCCCGTAGGTGTGCAGGTCGTCCGCCGAGGCGGACTCGATGTCGAACGAGAGCACGTCCATGTGCTGTCCTTCCGGTGATTGGGTGGACCGCGCTGTGGCGGCTACCGGGAAAGAGGGTGGGCGCCGGTGCGGCAACACCGGCGCCCGTGTTGATCAGTCCTTGTCCGCAGGAACAGGAATGCACTACCACCCTACCGTTTCACCGGCAGGGTGGCAACCTGGTGTCAGCGCCTCACGCCTTCGAGGCGCGCCAGCAGGCGTTGCTGTGGCCGGTCGGTCGGGTGCAGTTCACGAAGCGGCCGCTACTCAGGTGCAGCATCTTCTCACCGCAGGACGGGACCGTGTGCACCTCGCGCCCGCTGTAGCGGAAGGTGCCGTCGGTCCACGGGGTCGGGTCGGTCTTGCTACGCGGTTCCAGGCGGACGGCCTCGATCCGGCCGAGGTAGCTGACGACGGCAACCCTGTTGTCGCACATCGCGGCCAGAATCTCACGGGTGTAGTTGCGGCGGCTCATCAGTGGTTCCTCTCTCGCGGTTGCTTGCAGGAACAGCTAACCACGCAGGGGGTCACAATGCAACCCCCTGCCAGAAGAGGTCAGAGTTCGTAGTTCAGCCCGAGGCCGCCGCCGAAGGGGTCGCCGCAAGCCGCCGCAGGCTCGGCACCCTGCTGGCCGCCGAGGGCGTGAGCGGCCGTCTGCGGCTTGCTGGCGGCCGCGTCGGCACCCTGGACCGCCACAGCTTCGGATGCCGCCATGTAGGCCGTCCAGGGGTCCTCACCGGGCTGCTGCGGCACCACCCCGGACGGCTCGATCGGATCGGCCACCGGCTCGCCGGTCGGGTCCCACACGTCGTCCTCGGCCTTGGCCACCGCCACGTTGAAGCCGCGCCGGTCCTTCGGGCCGATCTTCACGTCGTGGACGCCTGGGATCTGTGCGAACCGCTGGAAGAAAGCCCGCTCGCCCATGGCGCTGCCGCCGTTGCGGGCGGCCCAGGCGTTGAAGGCCACGGCCACGTCCCGGCGCCCGGTCGCCTGCTGCTCGGACAGCCGGGCCGCGTGAGCCGACTCGGTGAGCGTGCACATGTCCTGGAAGAACTGCACGACGCGGTCGCTCTTGGCCTCGAACAGCGACTGCGTGACGGCATCGGTCGGGGCGTATCCGCCGCGCGCCAGGTAGCGGCCGTAGGCCCGCACCCAGCGGGCCAGGATGCCGGGAAGCTCGGCCATGAGGCGCCCTTCCAGCGTCTTGTCCTCACGACCCGCGAAGCTGTTCGGAAAGTGGAACGGCTTCATGCGCTCGGCGTAGGCCCGGCTGGACTCGGACACCGTGGGCAGCTCGTTGGCCGAGAAGGCGAACATGGCCTGATTGGTGAAGCTGAACTGCTGCCCGTACTTCCGGTTCGCGTTGATCATGTCCTCACCGGACATCATCTTGAAGGTCGACAGGTCGTTGACGTGCTTGGACGACAGGTCGGCGGCGACGTTGAGCATCTTGCCGTACACGTTGGCCCGGGCGAACTGGTCGCCGTCCAGGTCGTGCAGCGTCACCGCGCTGGTGTTCACCGCACCGGCCACCGCCTTGAGCAGGCGCAGCAGGGTGGACTTGCCGGACCGGCTCGGGCCGAACAGGAACAGCGCCTTGGACGGCGTCCTGGACGGGTCGAGCATCGTCCCGGCCGTCTCTTCCAGGTCGGCCACCAGCGCTTCGACCTCGGCGTCCGTGTGGCCTTCCTGGCGCAGTGCCTCGCGCAGCCACTGGTCGTAGACGGGGGTGATCGCATCCGGCTCGTACGGCGTCGTCACCTGGACGTGTGACAGGTAGGCCGGATCGTGAGGAAGGATGCGGCCGTCACGCAGGTCGACCATCCCGTTGGGGCAGTTCAGCAGCGGCTCGGTCATCCGCTCGGGCAGCCGCTTCCCCGCCGCGTGCAACAGCCCGATCAGGGCGTCCTTCGTGGCAGCCATGTGGGCCGGGGTGTAGAAGTTGCCCAGCATGCCGACCACCGCCGAGAGCACGTCGTCGGCGTGGACGCCGTAGACGCCGCCCCGGTACATGGCGATGTTCCGCTCGGCGGTCAGGGCGGCCGGGGCCCGCTCGGCGAGGCGCCGCGCGGCACTCACCGGCTGGTAGGACATGCGCCCCTCGATCTTCACGAACAGCGTCGCGGCCTCGGTGTCCACGAGATCGAGTTGCACCGGCTTGGCCTTCGGGCGCCGCCCGAGCTTGGTCGAAGCGTTGGCCAGCCACGTGCGCAGCATGTACCCACGCCGCTCTTCCGGCATGGCGGCCAGGACGTCGTCAACACCCTGCTTGCCGGTGCCGGTGGTGGCGACGTAGCGCACCGAGGCGGCGCCGTGGCGCTTGGCCGCCTTCGTGAACTCGGATGCGGCCAGCCACACGTCGGCATTGGACTCGAAGTCGGCGTCCAGCAGCAGGTGTACGTCGCGCCCGTCCAGCACGGTGAGGTCCGCGTGCTTGAAACCCCAGCACCCCGACATGCCGTAGACGGCGGTGTGGGTGGGGGCGTGCGACAGCACGGCGTACTGCTGCTTCGTCCCCTCGGCGACGACCACCTGCGACATGCCCTCGCCGTCGCGCAGCCGGTTGAAGGGGACCCGGGCACCCTTCGGGAAGCGGTACTTGACCGGCTTGCCCGTCTCGGGGTCGATGTGCGGCTGGTCGGGCCGGGCCTGCCAGACGACCGGCTGGACGCCGTCGTCCCACGGGAAGTACAGGCCGTCGGCGCGCGACTCGATACCGCTGGCGGCCGCCACATCGGGGGTGATGGCCGATTCCGTCAGAAGTCGCATGTGAGCCGGGTTGATCGCCACAGCGTGATATCCTGTCGCTCGTTGGGGTGTCTGCTTCGCGGTTGTCGCGCCAACTCGTGGGGCCGGTCTCGGGGACCGGCCCTTCGTCGTTGTCGGGGCCGTGCGGCCTGGGTCAACCGCTGCTCGGTGGTGCGCTCGAAGGCGCTCGGGCAGCGGGACGGACGGTCCGCTGGCGGCGGTGCCAGTCTACTGCCGGGCGGGGACGGCGCGGTCCGGTACGGGCAGCGAGCGGCTGCACGAGGCCATCAGCGCGGCCATCTCGGTGTCACCCACCGCAGCGAACAGGCGGAACAGGCGCGGGCTGGTCGGGTTCGCGGCACGGTCGCCGATCTGCACGACGGCCGAGGCTGCGGTCACCCGGGCCGCCAGGTCGGGCCGGTCCACCCCGACCAGGTAGGCAGTCAGGGTCGCGGCGGTCGGGTTGAGCTGCCCCCGTTCCAGGCGCGAGATGTTGCCCGACGGCAGGCCGAGGCGCTGGGCCAGCTTGACGCCGGACAGCCCCGCGTCGAGTCGCAGGTTCCGCAGAGAGATCGGCGCGTTGTCGCGTTCGGTTCGCTTCATGGTCAAGACCATACCACGTACCGAATCAGTTGGTAAACAAGGATCAACGTGCACACCCTCAGTAGCCGATCGTCACTGTGCGTACTGAAAGAAGTGGATCTTCCCGCGAAACGCCCGCGTTTTCCCGCGTTTCGCGGGAAGGCGTTTGCGCAGGTCAGAGGCCCTTTAGCTGCGGTTTTCCCACGCTTCCCGACTTCGGTTGGAAGACCAGGACCCCTATACGTATATTACTCGCGCACATGCTCTGTTCATGTCAATGACGTTGATGTGTGTTGCAGCTCGTGGTCTTCCAACCGAAGTCGGGAAGACCGGGAAATCGGCCCTCAAACTGCTTCTGACCTGCGACGATGCCTTCCCACGAAACGCGGGAAAAACGCGGGAAGATCAACATTGGCCCTGTTTCGCGGGAAGCTGGTCAGGGGTTGCATGCGTGGTGCAGTACCTGTATGGTGGTCGCATGACTGACACCGCGAACACCACGCAACCCGAGACCGACCCCGTTCAGCCGCAGCTCGCCGTCCTTCCGCTGCGTTGGAAGCGCAGCCTGGTCACGGGCTGCTATGGCACCGCCTACTGTGCCGACATCAACGTGAACGGCGCCCACTACCGATTCGTCATCGACCAGCCGTCCAAGGGGCGTTGGGCGGCGCGCGGCTGGAAGGACCGTGTGCTCTTCCTGTCCCGCGACAGGATTGTCACTCTCAAGGGCACGAAGGCGGCCGTGGAAGCTATCGTCCGCAGCTACCTGGACGAGTCCCGGGGCGGCGCGCTGTGAACCGTTGGGACGAGATCTATGCCAGCGCCCTGGACTGCGTCGGCGCGACCGGCCCGGGCGACGCCGAGGGCCGCCGCCGCGCCGCCGACCTGATCAAGCTGATCGGCCTCATGGTCAACGGTGTCGGCAATGCAGCGGCCTCGCACGGCGAGTGCATGCAGTGTTTCGCGCGGCACGCCGTCGACTGCACGTCCGGCCCGAGTGCGGCCGGTTCCACCCTCTCGGCCTGCGGCGACTACGGCCTGTACAACGGCTACCACATGGACACCTGCACGGTGCCGGACCGGGACGGCATGGTCGCGTGCGGGATGCCCAGCTTCGCCCCGAACACCCTGGGTGGTGAGCACTGCCGGTTGCAGCCGGGCCATCTGGCCACGACCCGCCACCAGGACGGCACCGCGTCGTGGCCGGACCGGTTCATCAACCCGACCGACCACGAGTTCTGTCCGACCTTCGACGGCACAGCCGGGCACCGCGCCCGCTGGGTCGAGAGCCGGGTGTGCCGCATCTGCGGGCGCAAGAAGCCGATGGCACCCAAGGCGCAGGTGGGCTCGTGAAGGGCACCCGTTGCCAGCGCTGCGGCGGGTCCGGCATCGACCCCGAGGACAGCTCACCCGGCTCGATCTGGGGCGACTACCCCGAGCCGCCTGCGCTGGAACCGTGCCGCGACTGCCAGTTTCCGCTGCGCGTGATGTGCACCTGCGGCTCGAAGAACATCGGCATCGCCTTCGTCCTGGACGTAGACCCCGGCTGTCCGTTGCACGGGGTGCCTTGCGTCGTCCTGCTGGACGGTCAGGGGCCGTCCTGCGACTGGGACCCGGACTGCCCCGACTGCGCCAGCAGGGCGGCGAGCGGTGGCTGAGCCGACCGGCATCCGGTGGGTACACCTGCTGCTGGCCGAGGCGGACGCGTACTTGCGCCACCCGGCCAGTGCGGCACCCGCTTTCCCGGCACCGGTGGACCGATACGCGGTTGTGCCTGTATTCGTACGGCGCCGTCTGCCCGCTGCACGGGTGAGTTTCAGCCACTGGGTTGCACCCTGGGATACGATGTCGTAGCGTTGGCGGTGCAACCACCGACCGGAAGGAACCGCCATGTCCGACTGGGACGACAACAAGCCCGTGATCCCGAAGATCCCTAACCCGCGCTCGCCGTCCGGCTTCATCGCCTGACCCCACACCATCTGCACCCCGGTTGCTTCGGCGACCGGGGTGCTTTCGTTCCTGTTCCGGTTGCTGTTACCTACTGGGTCGGGTAGAGTGTCACTAACAACCGCGAAAGGAACTGCTGTGGGATTCAACCTGCGCGACTACCAGAGCGAGGCGCTGGCCGCCGTTCAGGCGAGCTGGGCCGAGGGGATCAACCGGCCGGTGGTCGTTCTGCCGACCGGATGCCACCGTGCCGGACAGCGCGTTCTCATGCACGACGGCAGCTTCAAGACCGTTGAGGACGTGGTGGTCGGTGACCGCCTCATGGGCCCCGACAGCTCGCCCCGGACGGTGCTGCGACTGTGCCGGGGAACGGGCGCCATGCACACCGTGCGGCCCGTCAAGGGCGAGCCCTGGACAGTCAACGGTGACCACGTGCTGTCCCTTGTCAGCACGAACCAGGGTGGCCGGTTCCCGTCGCAACAGGGCGGGGTGCTGGTCGACGTGACCGTGGACCAGTGGTCGGGGTGGGCCCGGTACCGCAAGCACGTCCACAAGCTGTTCCGGGTGAGCGTCGATTTCCCCAAGCGCGAAGAGCCGGTTCTCGATCCGTACATGGCCGGAATCATCCTCGGCGACGGTTCGACCAGTAAGCCGTACCAGGTGGCTGTGACGACCATCGATCCCGAGATCGAGAACGCCGTGGCGCAGTTGGCCGCTTCGTACGGCCTGTCGGTCCGGCGTGACGGGCGGGGGGACATCACCCACCACATCAAGAGCGATGTGCGGACCGGTCGTCGCGGGGGTTCGAACCCGGTCGTGACCGAGCTGAAGCGGCTCGGACTGCTGCCGATCGCGTGTGCGGACAAGTTCGTCCCCGACGTGTACAAGCTGGGAAGCCGGGAAGTGCGCCTTGCCGTTCTCGCGGGTCTGCTCGACAGCGACGGCCATCACGACGGGCGGGGCGGCTTCGAGTTCGCCAGCAAGGGCGCTCGGCTCGCTGCCGACGTGGCGTTCATCGCGCGCAGCCTCGGCCTGGCGGCCACGGTGTCGGCCCGTCCTTCCGGCCCGGCGGCCGGTCACAGCCGGGTCAAGATCAGCGGGGACACCGACATGGTTCCGACCCGTGTCGCGCGCAAGCGGGCCCCGGCTCGCAAGCAGATCAAGGACGTTCTGCGTACCGGGTTCACGATCGGGCCGACCGGGACGGTCGAGCCGTTCTACGGCTTCACCCTGGACGGTGACCACCGGTACCTGCTGGACGACTTCACGGTGACCCACAACAGCGGGAAGACGGTCTGCTTCAGCGCGCTGATCGCGTCCCGAATCGAGCAGCTTCGCAAGGACGGCCTTCGGGTGCTGGTGCTGGCCCACCGGGAAGAGCTGCTGGACCAGGCTGAGGCGAAAATCAAGGCCATGTGCCCCGGTATCTGGACGGCCGTCGTCAAGGGCGCACGCGGGGCCGACAAGCACCGCTTCGCCGATGTGGTCGTGGCCAGCGTCCAGACGCTCGCGCGACCGGCCCGACGCGCGAGCGTCGATCGCATCGGCATGGTCATCGTGGACGAGTGCCACCGCTACGCCAGCCGCACCTATCGCGAGGTTCTGACGCACTATGGCTGCATGGACGAGCGGGTGGTTCCGACGGTCGGCTTCACGGCGACGCTGACCCGGATGGACGGCGGCCTGCCGGACGTGTGGCAGTCGGTCGCCTACCAGAAGAAAATCCATTGGATGATCAAGCAGGGGTACCTCGTACCGCCGGTCGCCAAGTCGATCGAGGTTCCCGGCCTCAACCTGGCCACGACCCGGGTGACGGGTGGTGACCTGAACGCGAAGGACGTGGCCGCCGCCCTGGAAGACTCGGCGGCCTTCACGGCGATCGCCGAGGCATGGTGCGCCGAAGCGAGCGAGCGGCCGACGATCGTGTTCATGCCCGACGTACACACCGCGCAGATGACCGCCGAAGCCTTCCGGGCCGTCTGTGGCGCCTCGGTAGAAGTCGTGACGGGCTCGACCCCGACGACCGAGCGGCGGGCCGCCTACACCCGCTTCGCGTCCGGTGAAACCCGCATCCTGGTCTCGTGCATGGTCCTCACCGAGGGCTTCGACGCGCCGCACACGAGCTGCGTGGTCATCGGCCGCCCGACCCTCAACCCCGGCTTGTACATTCAGATGGTGGGCCGGGGCCTGCGGCTCGACCCCGCCTCGGGCAAGACCGACTGCCTGGTCCTGGACATCGCGGGCGCCTCGCTGAAGCACAATCTGGCCGGGGTGAACGACCTCGAATCGGATTGCTCGGGCCGGTGTGACTGCAACTGCCTGAGCTGCGGCTGCTCGGACCGCTGCAAGTGCGGCATCAGGCAGTGCGGGTGCCGCTGCGTCGAGCAGCACGAGGCGCCGTCGAAGCTGTGCCGGTGCGCCGGGTCGGACGACTGCTCGTGCGGCTGCCCGGGCGACACGGACGGGACCGGCTTGGACGGCTGCGTGTGCTCGGGCAACGACGCCTGCGAGTGCCGTGGTGAGGGCCCCCAGCTTGAGGTGAAGGACGTCGACGTAGCGGTCCTGAAGACACTGACCGAGGTGGACATCCTCGGCGCCGAGCTGAAGGGCTCGCCGTTTCAGTGGCTCACCACGACCGCAGGCATCCGTTTCCTCGCGGTGGGCAACGACGCCCACGCCTTTCTGTTGCCCGCACCGGGCGGCGGTGGCTACTTCCAGGGTCTGGTGGAAGGCAGCGGCCGCAACGCGGACGTGCGACGTCTGGACGGCGGTGCGACGGAAGCTGCGACGGCCGTTGCGGCTATTGAGGCGTACGCCGAGTCGACCGGCTACAGCTACAACAACCCGAAGGCGTCGTGGCGGCGGGGCGCTGCCAGTACCGGTCAGCTCGGCCTGCTGCGCTCGCTGGGTGCGCAGCAGGTGAACCCGGACGGCAGGCCGCTGTCGAAGGGCCAGGCGTCCGACGCCATCGCCGTCGCCAAGGTGTCACGGCAGCTCGACCACCGTTTCGGCAAGTACGTCGCAGGTGCGACGGACAGCCCGCGAGTGTGATGTACGCATCAAAGAGAGGGCTTGCTTCGGCAGGCCCTCTCTGTCATGCTGGTGTTGCAACCAACCGAGAGGATGGCAACATGAACGAGAACCACTATCGGATCGAGACCACCGTCCCGGGTCGGTCCGTCGAGGTGAGGGAACTTCCCGCAGGGACCACCGAATCCGAGGCCAAGAGTGCGGCACGCACCGCCGACGCCATGGGTCGAGGCCGTGGGGCCGTCGTCGTCCTTCGGCGCAACCGGACGGCGGCGGACCGGTGAGCACCAGCCAGGCGGCCCGAGCCGCTGTCGCCTACGCCGCGCTGCGCACTGCCGCGCACGTCGCAGACCACTGGTTCCAGACGGGCCACCAGGCCATGCACAAGGCGGATCCCGGTGTGGCGGGCCACCGGGCCATGGCGGGGCACATCGCCTCGTACGCGGGCGCTCAGGCCGTTGCCCTGGTGGTCGCCAACCACCTGTTGGACGCCGGGCTGAAGCCGCGCGGGATCACCGCCGCTGTGGCCTTCAGTGCCGCCACCCACTGGTTCATCGACCGGCGGTGGCCGGTGCGCAAGTTGGCCGAGGCCATGGACAAGCAGAACTTCCACGACCTCGGCGGCCCGCTCGGTGGCTCTTACATCTTGGATCAGGCAGCACACCACCTGATGGAAGCTGCTGCGGCTGTGGCGGCCGCTCGGACGAGCTGACCCCCGCACTTTCGCGTGAGCCTCGGGCGCTGTTGCACCCGAGGCTCACGTGTGCGAGTATGGTCATGAGAAGCAACTACGTCCAGAATGGAACGGATGATGACGAAGGAAGCGAAGGTGCGGGCACCTGACGAGAATGCCCCTTCCCCGGCCGACGAAGCGACCGCTCGGGCCACTCTGTGGTTCGTGCGCAGCCGATTCGAGGCCGCCGTGTCGGCCTCGAACAAGGCCACGGGCCGTCTGCGCGCCACGATCATGAGCATGCGCACCACCGGCATTCTGACGGTGGACGAGATGGCGCAGGCCGTCGGCCGCGACCGCAACTACATCGACACCATGTGGTCCACCTTCGGCGGGACGAAGCGCTACGCCGACGGCCGGGTTCACCAGACCCGGGTCGCCCCGGCCGAGGCGTCCGAGGCCCGTCGTGCCGAGGCTCGCAAGACGCTCAAGCGGCTGGGGTCGGCGCAGCAGAAGACTGCCGCATCGGTCAACGACATGCGGGCCGAGCGCAACCGGGTGATCGCCATCACCTACGGCTCGAAGGTGCTCGGCCCCTCGGCGATCGCCTCGGCGGTCGGCGTGGACCGCAACCACGTATTGCGCATCGCGCGCAAACACGGCGTCAAGCCCATGCACCGCGCCGTGACCCGGAACCAGTACTCGGCTGCGCCGGACCAGAACTCGGCTGCGGCTGTCCCGGCGGACGCGGCATGAGCAACGTGCGGGTCGTCGGACTCGACCTGTCGCTGCGTTCGACCGGCATGAGCGACGGCCGCGAGACGAAGGTGTTCCGCACCGCCGAGACGATGCCGATCGAACAGCGGCTCTACAGAATCGTTGACGAGTGCGTCCGCTTCGTTGACGGCCGCCCGATCGGACGGCCGAGCGACCGCCGCGCGTCCCTGGTGGTGATCGAAGGATCTGCCTTCGGCGCCAAGGGCAACGCCCGCGAACAGCTCGCAGCTCTGCGCCTCGTGGTGCGGACCGAGCTGTGGTTCGCGGGCATCGCGTTTGCCGTGGTCTCGCCGAGCCGCCTGAAGGCGTACACAACGGGCGACGGCAAGGCGGACAAGACTGCCATGGTCCGGGCCGTGCTCGACCGGCACAAGCAGGACTTCACCGGGGTGTACATCAAGGACGGCCGCTACGACATGGCGGACGCCTTCGCGCTGGCGGCGATGGGCTACCAGCACCTCGGCCACCCGTTGCTCACCTTCGGCGCGCCGAACCCCAAGCAGCCGAACCTGTTTGTCAACGACTGGACCACCGAACCCGAGAAGGGTGAGTAGCCGTGCGCTTCGACTTGATCTTTTTCACCGCCTATGCCGTCGTCACTTGGCTGTTGTTGCGCTACGTCCTGGACGTCAACACCGCCGCTTCCGCGCTCGTGGCCGTTCTGGGCACCCTGCTGGGTGCCGTCCTCTCGGCCATCCTGGACCGCATCGTCCAGCGACGGGCCGCCCGCCGCAACCCCGAGGCCGGGGGCGAGAAGTGACCGCCCGCGTCATGGCCGTGACCGGCTACCTGCTCGCCTGGGTCGTGGTCTTCCTGGGCTTCTTCCGCCCTGTTCCGATCGGCATGTCGGTGCTGGCCGTCTCGATCGTCTCGATCGGCACCGTGCTGGCCTTCGGCCAGGCGGCGCAGCGTCCTGCGACGCAGTGCCGTTGCGGCGTTCCGGGCACCGCCTCTATCCCGCACCCGGCGTCTCGCCTGCTGTCGCACCGGAAGGACGATGCGTCGCAGTAGCCTCGTGACCAGCAGTTTCACCCCCGTAGCACTCGTTGCTGCGGGGGTGTTGCGTTGTAGCGCCACCTGCTGTAGTGTTGCTGATGCAAGGGATCAACTACAGAGAAGGAAAACCGATGGACGTTCAGATCGACAGTGTGCAAGCCGTCGCCAACTGCCGGGTGTTGACCGATATCAGCGGGGTGCCGGACACGAAGGCATCGTACAGCGCCTTCACCTTCAGCCCGCAGTGGGTCTCGGTCGACTACTGGCAGAAAGAGCCGGGGGTGTGGGCAGCGCTGTCGGCCAAGGCAGGCGGCGGCCGGGTGCTCAAGCCGGGCAAGGACGGCGACCGACGCGTGAGCGAGTCGGTCGACGGCCGCGCTAGCTGGAACAGCCACTCGCGGGACCTGGCCGACTGCGAGGACGTACCCGAGTGGGTCCGGTCCGTGGTGGCCCGGCTGCGCCCGACCGGTTCCGTCTTTCTTCCGGTGCGGCCCTGACGGGCGCGAGCTGGGCCAAGGACATGCGGGCCCTCATGCGCGAGACCGAGAAGCAGGGGGCCGAGGTCACCAGGGCGAAGGGTTCCCACTGGGTGGTGCGGGTCCCCGGCCGACGCCAGGTGGTCGCGTCGACATCGCCCGGCAACTCGCGCAGCGTCGCCAACACGCGGGCCGACCGCGACGACGCGTCGCGGTAGCTGTCCCACCAGGTGTTTCACCCCCGCAGCACTCGTTGCTGCGGGGGTGTTGCATTGCAACCCTGGGTCAGGTAGGGTTCTTTCTGTCAGCAAGAAGCAACGAACGAGAGGCAAGACCGTGGACCGCAACGACACGCACGTCTGGGCCCGCAGCAACACCGGGATGCGCGCGCACGCCTTCCTGCGCACCAACGAGTTCGGCCAGCACGTCGCGGCCTGCCGGAAGACCATCGTCCGCGAGTCGAGCGCACGCATGCACCCGGCCGAGGCGTTTAGCCTGCTCACCCGCTGCGGAGTCTGCGAGAAGCTGCACAACGAGTACCTGGACCGGATCGAGGCCAGCATGGCACCGGCCACCGAGGCGGACGACCTCGGCTACGTCCACACCGAGGTTGAGCAGGTCACTGAGCCGGTGGCGGACCAGGCCCCCGAGGACGTGGCGGCCGGGACCGAGGCCGAGTGCGGTCGCTGCGGACTGCCCATCATGAAGCTGGCACGCCCCTGGAACAGCCCGTCCGGCTTCCATGCCGAGTGGGGCAACAAATTCGGCTTCCCGTGGTGCCCGACCGAGGAACGCGAGGCGGGACCGGTGGCTCACGTTCCGGCCGGACCCGATGCGGACCGGTGCTTCCAGTGCGGTGTCCTCATCAAAAAGCTGGCGAAGCCGTATCGGACGGCGGACGGCTTCAAGAGCGAGTGGACAGCCCGGTACCGTGGCGGACTCTGGTGCCACAACTTCCTCGGCGGCAAGCACGCCCACTCGCCGGTCCTTCCGTTCGAGGCGCAGGCACCCGGAAACGGGTGCGGCAACTGCGGGGTGCCCATCAAAAAGCTGGCCCAGCCGTATCGGACCTGGGACGGCTTCGTGAGCGAGTGGGCTGCCCTCGACAATGGCATTCCTTGGTGCCAGAGCACCAAGGGGGTGATGACGGCGCACACACCGGCCGAGTAGCCGCCCGACCCACTGTTCCACCCCCGCAGCGCTTGTTGCTGCGGGGGTGTTGCATTACTGATTCGCCTCGGATAGGATCCTTTCTGTCAGCAAGTCGCAATGAACGAGAGGAACCGTGATGGCGAGCATGGTCAAGTCGGACGGACACCTGGCCACCACCCCGCGCTATGTCGCCGAGGCCGTCAACCACCCTCGTTTCGGCCGCCGTGCCGTCGTACGCGACAACTTCCCCCACCTGTCCGGCCACGCCGATTTCACCAAGGCGCCCCACCCGCTGGACGTACCGGTCGTCGGCGGTGGCAGCTACGTGGACGCCTTCCACACGAACGGGTGGCGGCTCACCGGGCCGTGGCGTCCGCGCCGCGATGGCAGCTTCGTGGCCACTTGCGAGCGTGCCTGACCGGCGCAGCACATCGAAACGGCCGCGACGCAACAGCGTCGCGGCCGTTTCGCTACCCCTTGACAAACTGTAGTAGTGGTGCAACACTCGGGGAAGAAACAGAGCGGGGCGACCGGATGGTTCTGGGCCGGTCGCCCCGCCGCCAAGAAGGGAAAGCGACGTGCGACGCACCGCCCCGAAACGCCTGTGGCGCAACTGGAAGAAGCTCAGCTCAGCCATGTGGCTGGCCTTCGTCGGCGCCGGGATTCTCGCCACGAGCTGTAACGCCGACCCGCACGATGCAACGGTGCTGCCGTTCCGCCTCGCAACGCTGGCGCTGACCTTCTATGCCATCACCCGGAAGATCTGAAGGGACAACCGCCGTGAAGAACACCCGCCTCGGGTGGGGTCAGGTTCTCGTGCTCATGCTGGTGGCCGCGCCCATGGCGGCCGTCGGCATCGCGGGTGCTGTCGCCACCTACGTCAACATGGACAACGTGCTGCACCGCAGCGCCTCGGCCCTCGGCCTCGTTGCGGCCGGTGAAGGTGCGACGCTCATCTGCGCGCTTGTCGCGCTGGCTGTCACGCTCATGGGTCAGCACACCCCGGCCACCGTGCGTACCGGCATGTGGCTCGTACCCCTCGGCGCGTCGGCCGTCGGCATACTGCTAGCGCCCACCGCGAGCGAAGCGGTGGTGATGGCGTTCACGCCGCTCGCCATGACGGCTTCCGGCGAGGGTGTCGCCTTCGTCGCACGCCGCGTCGTGGCGCACCGAACCGGCGTCGACCTCGAACAGCAGCGTCGTTCCGGTGCGTTGGTGTGGCACGCCAACCGGCTGCGACAGGGCGGACGGCTCGGGCAGCGGCGCAGCCGGGCCGCTGTGATGCGGTTGACGAAGCGCTTCGCCGAGACCGACTCGCAGATGTCCGTGCAGCTCGCCGAGACGCAGCGCTACCGGATCGGCGAGAACGCCGACGCCAACCTGGCGGCCGCGCTCGGCGCGATCGGCGGCCCGGTCGAGCACCGCGCCCCTCAGTGGGTTCTGGACGAACGAACCCGCAAGGCCCTGGAAGGCCCCTCAGAGGGCCGTTCCACCGGTTCGCTGGCCGAGTGGACGAAGCGCGCCCGCGAGGCCGTTGACGGTGCCGTGGAAGCTCAACGTGAGCCGTCCCCGTGGTTCGACCGTCCGGCCGCGCCGACCGAGGTGTCGATGCCGCCGGGCGACCTGGGTGAGGCGTTGCGCCGGTCGATCCAGCGGGACGACGCGCCGAAGCCGCAATGGGGTGCGGCGTCCGAGACGGTCTACGACGACGGCGAGGGCTGGCAGCCGGTCGAGCTGGACGCCGAGGACAGCGCGCCGACGCTGCTCACCACCGCCGACGTGATCGCCATGAAGGGCGTCAAGCCCGGCACCGTCCGCACCTGGGTGCACCGGGGCAAGCTGACCCCGGTCGTCGTGGACGGCGCGAAGTACTTCCGGGCCGAAGAGGTCGCCAATCTGTAGTCGGGGCAGAGCATTCCGGTCCGGGCCCTAGACTGGGTTGCACCCCCACGGCCGGTAGGCCACACCACCCCACCAGCGCGGTTACGCCGTTGCTGGTGGGGTGTTGCATTTCTCGGGGGCGAAGCGTACAGTCTTCCTTGTAAGCAACCGCGAGGAAGGAAACGACCATGAAGATCCAGCGCCTGGTGTGGAAGTCCGAGACCTTCGGCCCGTCCGAGCCCCACATCGTGGTCGAGGTCGGCAACGGAAGCTTCGGGGTGTGGGCGGCACAGTTCACCGGCGACGGACGGGCCACCGGCAGTGCCCGCCCGGTCGGTGCGGGATGCCGTCTCACCGAGGCCGAGGCGCTGGCCGGTGCGAAGCTGGCCAACACCAACGCCCGGCGCGTCGGCGTCGACCGATACTGATTCCTTGGCCCGGGTTGCATATGGCAGCCCGGGCCGTTAGGATCGTAACGAAGCAATCGCGAAGTAGAAACGAGGGAAGCCGTGCACGTCACGATCGAAGCCCGCAAGGACGCCGTGGCCGCGATGAACCCCGGGCCGTCCGGCACCCCGCTGCACACGGCGGCCGTGGCCAAGGCCACGCTGGCGATCGACAGCCTGGCGGGTTTCGCCGACCGCCGGGGCATCGCGGACGCGATGTGGGCCGGGTACTTCAAGCTCAGCGCCAACGAGCCGCACCGCCTGCCGAAGCTGGTGGCGAGCATCATGCGCGACTTCCGGACGGGTGACGTGGCGTACGCGCTGATCCGCTACAACGACGAACACTGATTTCCCGGCCCGGGTTGCAAACGGCAGCCCGGGCCGCTAAGCTGGTAGCGAAGCAACCAACCGAGAGGAATTGACCATGTACGTGGTGTATGCGGGGTTCGGGATGGACCGGCGGGTCATCGGCGTGGCGACGTCGGTCGAGCAGGCGGACGTGATGCGTGCCTTCGCTGCGGTCCACCCGTACTGGGACCAGCTCGTGGTCGAGGGTGGCACGGGTTGGGAAGGGCCGTACGAGGTCGGTGTCCTGCCGGACAACGGCTACAACGCCGTCGGCACGTCGGAAGGGCGGTAGGGGCGTGAGTTACACCGAGGTCTACCGCATCGTCACCCGCAGCAGCGGGGTCGAGAGCTTCGCGGAACTCGACCCGTCCACCAGCGAGGCCGAGGCGCTGGCCGCGTGGGAATTTGCTCAGCGGGTGCTGCCCGCGAAGGCCGCCGTCACCCTGGTCCGTGTCGCCACGCTCACCATCGCCAGCGCGAGCAGGGGTTGATCATGACCTTCGAACCGATCGACTGGGACGAATTCGAGGACGCCTGCGTGGACGCCGACGGGAACGAGTGGCCGGAACACAGCTTCGGCGTCCTGGAATGCAAGCGCTGCGGTGCCGAAGCCGCCGACTACGAGAGCGGGGAATGACATGGCCGACAACGAGAAGAAGGTGATCCGCCCGTGCGAATGCGGTGCCGACCGCTGCACGGGGTTCAAGGACAGCGAGCCGGGGCAGCTCGGCGAGCACGTGGTGCCGGGCGAGCACTTCACCCGGGGGCGGAACACGAAGGTGCTGCGCGGTACCTTCGAGGTCGTTTTCCACGGCGACTACGTAGCTGCCGAGGACTGCATGCAGTACCTCGACAGTTACATGGACAGCGGCCTGGACGACCGGGACGACCTGCGTTCCTGGGAATTCAAGCTGGCGTCCCTGACCCAGATCGAGGGCGACCCGGAAGGGTTCGACCTGTGAGCGGCAAGAGCGGCGTGACTGAAGCGCCCTACGACCGCGACGGCAACCTGTGCCACCACGAGAGCGACGGCGGGTGGTTCGAGACGGTCGAGCCCACCAGTCCCGGCCAGCGGGACTGGGTGGCCCACGGGCCCGAGTGGCGACCCGTCGCCGAGTTCATGGCGACGCTGGCCTACGACGGCTACAGCCGGGGCCGGTCGGCCGCCTACACCTGGTGGACGGACACCAGGACCGGCAGCCGGTACCCGATGTTCATGACGGACCTGGACGAAGTCCTGTCCAGCGGCCTCATGCGCGGCATGGTCTTCACCGGCCGGTTCACGGTCGTCAAGCGCGGCCGGAACTACGGCATCAAGCTGCTCGGCGACCACTGAGCCGCCGACCGGAAAACCCTGTCAGCAGCTCGCTGGCAGGGTTTCATCGTGCGGTCACCGCGCCGGTCGCGGGTGTCGGACGCGGTCACGCCTTCTCGGGCCGTGTGACCACCTCTGAAACTCTCTGACCTGCATCGTGTACGCGGTGACCACCGTGACCGATAGAGCCCCGCAGACGGCCGCACAGGGCCCCGAGGCCCTATCGGCCACGCCGGTCACGAGGCCTCGGTGTGCTTGGCCACCCACGCCTTCGACATGCCGACAGCGGCGGCCACCTCGGACAGCGACTTGCCAGTGTCCCGCAGGTGCTGCGCGTCCTCGGGGCCGTAGGCCGGGACGAACCGCTCGACGGCCGACGGCGACCCGACCGGCCGCCGGTAGGCGCGCGAGCGCCACGGCTCGACGTCCGGCTGCGCGGCGATGTGGTCGCCGGTCACGTGCCAGAGCTGGACCGGGTACGAGCCCCGGTCCAGGTACTTGACCATGGCCCGGCCCGGCTTGCCGTTGCAGTACTTCGACGGCGACCAGCCACCGGCACCGGCCTCTTCGCCGAAGAGCATGCGGTCGCCCTCGCCGCCCAACGTGGTGAGGCCGATCACCGCGCCGACGTTTTCCTTCACGAGCTGCGGAATCGACGTTCCCTTCGCCAGGTATTGGCTGGCCCAGTTGAACCACATGCCGACGAAGCGCGCTTCGCCGTAAAGGGTCTCGGCGATTTCCATTGCGTCACCGAAAGGCTTGTACTTCTTTCCGTCCAGGTCTTCCCGGGTCACTTCCGCCATGCGCTTGAGGGCGGCGCCCTCATCGATCGTGATGAACAGTGTCGGGTATTCCTCGCTCGCCTTCCAGTAGAGGCCCGGGAAAATGGTCTGCCGGTGCCGGAACTCGGCCAGCAGCTCGCACAGCAGGTCGTAGATCTCTTCGTAGCGCTCGTCCAGGTCGGCAGCGGCACCGGCCACCCGCAGCTTCCCCGCCCACGCCATGGCCTCGGCCCGCTTCGGGTCGATCACGATCCCCGCGCGGCACGGGTCCGGCAGGGTACGCATGAGCTGGATCCGGGCGTAGGCCGACTTGCCCATGTTGGTCCGGCCGCCGGTCATCGAGTGGACGCCTTCGACCGGCACGTCCACGACCTCGCCGGTCACGGTGCACAGGCCGATGCCCGCACGGCCCGGGTACCAGTCGGTGTTGCAGTCGAAGCTGTCGGCCGCGACGTACCGCACTTCCACCTGGTGGCTGAAACGGCCGTCCGCGACGATGAAACGGCCGTCCGACCGCAGGGCCGTGGCCATCTTGTCCCACGCGCTGCGGAAGGTGTTGCGCGGGACGTCGACCGGCAGGCCGAGAACCGCGACGTACCCCGTCGCGGTGAGCGTCACGTCGCAGTCGGGCAGGTGCACGCCGAACACCGAGTGGAACGCGCGTCGCAGACCGGCTTCCTCGGACGTCGCACCGGCGAACGAGAGCGTTTCGGGGGTCTGCGCCCGCTGCGCCTCTTGCAGCTTCAGCAGCGCCAGCGCGTCGGTGACGGCCGAGCGGGTGCGCACCGCGTCCCGCTTCGCCTCGGTCAGGGACACCTTCGCCTCGGTGAGGCGCACCTTCGCCTTGTCGGCCGCGTGGCGCCGGTTCCAGACCAGCTTGAAGGCCAACGTGGCACCGGCGGTCGCCAGCCACGCCATGACCTCGGTCCAACCGCCACCGGCTGCCGAGGCGGACCAGGCGGCCCCGCCGACGATTCCGGCCGCCATGAAGGCGGGCGCCTGGCCGCGCCAGTGGTGGTTGAGACCGTAGATGCCGAACACCGTGGACAGGGCTGACACAGCCGCACCCGTGAAGGCGGGACCGGCGGCACCCCACTCGTGGGCCGACAGGTTGGCACAGGCGGTCACCACAGTCGGGACAGCGGCGCACCAGTAGACCGTCTTCGCCGTCTCGTGCTTGGACCACGGTGGCAGGGTGCGCGCCCGGGGCGCGAGGACGGCCGACTGGACGGCCTGCGTCTGTTCGACCAGCCGGATCATGGCGTTCACGTCGATGCCCGGCGGGACAGCGGCCTTCGGCTTCGAGCGAGGCTTGACGGGTGGGCCGTCGTGCGCCTCGGCGAAGTCGTTCCAGGCCGGATCGTTGCGCTTGCTGGGGTAGGGGTCGACAGCCATGGTGCGCCGCCTCGGGGTAGCGGTTTCTGTGGTGGTCTATCAACGATACCCCATACCACAAGATGGGTTGCACGCACGGCACAGGCGCGCAGGGTGGTGCGAACGACGTGTGCGGCCGGTTACCTGCGCTACCCTGGACGCGTCCGCTCTCGGTTCCGGTGGTACCTCGGGTGGTTGCACGGCAGAGCCCCGGCTTCAATCCGGCCTTACCCGTCGGTCACGCCGGGGCTCTGCTGTGTCCGGCTACCCTTGACCCGACGAGAGGGGTCCGCGATGGCCGACAGCGACAACGTGGCCGCCGAGCTGGTGGCGCAGCAGAAGCTCGACCGGGCCGTGAAGCTGCGGGTGCGCGGCGCGCACTGGAACGAGATCGCCGAGCGCTGCGGCTACCCGGGACCGGCTGCCGCGCTGCGCGCCGTCGGCGACGCCATGGCGGCGGCCACCCTGCGGGCCGAAGAGACCGCCGACATGATGCGCGACACCGCGAACCTGCGGCTCGAACACCTGCTCGGTGAGACGCTGTCCATGCTGGACCAGCCCGCACCGTCGGTCATCAACGACAACGGCGACGAATACACGCCGGACGACCGGCCGGTGAAGCTGCGCGCGGTGGACGAAGCACGCCGCCTGGTCGAGTCGCTGGCCAAGCTCAACGGCGTCACCGCGCCGAAGGCCGAGGAAGCGGGGTCCGTGCCTACGATCCGCATCATCGGGCTCGACCCGAAGGACATCATCTGACGTGACCGAGTTCGAGTTCCGGGGCTCGGCCGTCGACCTGCTGACGGCCCGTGAGCCCATCGTGATCGCCTCGGGCGCGGCCGGTACCGGCAAGACCTTGGCCGCGCTCTGCAAGGCGCACCTGACTGCCTTGCAGGTGCCGCGAAGCGTCCAGCTCATCGTGAGGCAGACACACGCTTCGCTCAAGGGCAGTACCCTCGCCGAGTTCGAACGCAACGTGGTGGCGCAGGAACTCGCCTCGGGCGAGGTCGTGTGGTTCGGCGGCTCGGGCCGCAAGCCCGCTGCCTACAACTACCGCAACGGCAGCCAGATCCTGGTGGGCGGTCTGGACCAACCGGCCAAGTTCCTGAGCATGTCCCTGGACCGCATCTACGTGGACGAGGCCACTGAGATCAGCATCACGGCACTGGAAACCCTGCTCACCCGCCTACGTGGCAGCGCGCCCACTTACAAGCAACTGCTGTGCATGACCAACCCGGCCCACCCGGAACACCACCTGAAGAAGCGGGCGGACACCGGGGAAGCCCGGATCATCTACAGCAGGCACGAGGACAACCCCTACCTCTGCGGCCGGGACGGCGCCTGGACGGCGGCCGGGACCGACTACCTGAAGTTCCTCAGGACCCTCACGGGGACGCGCCGCGAACGGTACCTGCACGGCCGTTGGGTCGCTCAGTCCGGTCTCGTGTTCTCGTCCTGGCGCGACGACGCCAACCGCATCGAGCCCTTCGAGGTCCCGCCCGAGTGGCCGCTGTTCCTCTCGATCGACTTCGGCTACAGCAACCCCTTCGTGTGCCAGTGGTGGCGCGTCGATCCGGACGGCCGCCTGTACCTGACCCGCGAGATCCACCAGACGCAAACCCTGGTCGAGGACCACGCCAAGCGGATCAAGCAGATCCTGATCGAGAACCGCGACACCGAGGGCTGGCCGACGCACACCGTCTGCGACCACGACGCCGAGGACCGGGCCACGCTGACCCGGCACAGCGGACTCGCCACCACGGCGGCGCGCAAGGCCGTCTCGCGCGGCGTCCAGCTCATGGACAGCCGGTTGCGTCCGGCCGGTGACGGCCGCCCCCGGCTGTTCGTGTTCCGCGACTGTGTTCTCGGACGCGACCTCAACGGCGAAGCGCAGAAGCGTCCGCGCGGCTTCCTCGGTGAGGTGAACGGCTACGTGTGGGCAGTCGAGCGCGGGGCCGACGGTATCCCGCGCGAGGTACCGCTCAAGGTGCACGACCATTCGATGGACGCAGCCCGCTACGCCGTCGCACACCTGGACTGGAACGAGCCCGTGCGGACGCACAACCCGGCCGCGCAACGGCAGTCCGCACCGACGGCGGCCGCGTCGAAGTGGGGGCGGCCGGTCGGCCGGTGACCGGGTAGTCTGGAACAGCAACGCAACCACCGGAAAGGGGCCCGCCGTGGCCGAACGCACTTTCAACATCAACACCGAGCCGCACACCGCACGCATCGGTGAGCACGTGCTGCTCTTCGAACCCGAGGTCATCGGCTCGGACTTCATCCAGGCCTACACCGCGCTTCAGGACGTCCAGCAGCGGGCCAGCGCCAGCAACCGCCCCGCCCGCAAGGCCAGCGCCACCCAGCACGCCAAGGCGTCCGAGGTTCCCGACACCAAGATCCTGAAAGAGCTGGACAGCGCCATGCGCGCCTTCCTGGAAGAGCTGCTGGTCCCCGAGTCGCGCGAGACCTTCCGCACCATGCGGCTGCCGCAGCGGGTGCTGGTCCAGTTGATCGAGTGGGTCACCGAGCTGTACGGCGGCGGCTCGGGAAACCCGGACGCCGCTGGTGGCACGTCCAGCGGCTGATCCTGCTGGCGGCCGACGCGTGGGACGGGTGGACCGGCGACCTCGCGCTGTCGGGGGTGGATCCGCGTGGCTGGGACCTCAACCTGCTGCTCGCCGCCTTCGAGGCGTCGCTGCGCCGCAGCGCGAAGGACGAAGCCGAGCACCGACGCCTTCAGGCGCAGCTCACCGCCGAACCGAGGGAAGTCCGCGAGGAACGCCGCAGGGCGGCCGCAGCGGGCCGCGCAGTTCCGTCCGGAAGCGGCATGTCGGTCGAGAGCGCAGAAGCGATGCTGGCCCGCTTCGCGGCCGCCGACGCGTCTTTCGGCCAGTAGCGCGAGGCCCCCGCAGCATCTCGCTGCGGGGGCCTCGCCGTCCGGTCACGAGCAGTCCGGAACCGTGACCCAGCCGAACACCAGCTTGGACGGGTCGTAGTCGGCTGCGGTGGCTGCCAGCGAGAGCGCCCTGTCCCATTGCGGCAGAACCGGAAGCTGTTGCGACAGCCTGAACTCGCCGAGCTGCACCACGGGGCTGAGTTCCTTGATCCGGATGATCAGGAAGAGCATGTCGCGGTCGTAGTTGCCCGCCGTCAGCACACCCAGCGAAGCGGTGCTGTCCTTCAGGCCGAGAGATTTCAGCACACCGCGCAGGCGATCGGCCTCGAACCACGCGTGGTCGCAGTACCACTCGTCCGCCGGAACGTGCGCCCCGTAGAAGTGGTAGGTGCTGTAGATCATGCCCATGCCGTCACCGGTCCTTTGTGGTTGCGTGTTGCCACCACAGTATCGCGTAGCGAACCACACGCCAAGGGCGGTCGCTAGACTGGCCGTGTCTGCTGGCGCTAGGCCGGGGCCCTTTCCACCACCGAGAGGCGACGGCCTTGGCAGACGAAGACCTGGGTGCCGGGTTCGTCACGATCACGCTGGAAGACCAGCGGGCCGTCGACAGTGCCGAGAAGCTGGCCGACCGGTTGGCACGCGTCCTGGACCGGGGCGCCCGCATCGCCGGACAGCGGATCGAACGCGCCATCAACCGGGCCGTGCGCAGCGTCTCGCCGGTCACCATCGCGGTGGACGCCGACTTCAGCGCCTTCAACGCAGCCATCACCCAGAACATCCGGTTCGGCAAGTTCCCGGCCGTCACTATCCAGGTGCTGCCCGACGTCGACCGGGCGCGGTTCGAAGCCGCCATCAACCGGGCGCTGCGCGGGCTCACCGTGACGGTGCGGGTCGTCCCCGACCTGACCGGCTTCAACGAGCGGATCCGGGCCCTGCGTCCGCCGACAGTCACCGTCGACGTAGAGACCCGGGTCGACAACGACCGGTTGTCCAGGTCGCTGTCCGCGCTGGGCAGCGCGTTCGGCAGGGTGGGCGGTGCGGCGAAGACCGCCCTGGGCATCGGCACCATCGGCATCGCGGCGGCGCAGGCCGCCGTGTCGGTGGCCAACCTGGTCGCCGCCCTGGCACCGGCTGCGGGCATCCTCGCGGCGGGCCCGGCCGCCGCCCTCGGCTTCGCTGGGGCACTCGGCGCCCTGAAGCTGGCCACCGCCGGGGTGGGCGACGCACTCGGGTCGGCACTGACCGACGACGCCGACAAGTTCCAGAAGGCGCTGGACGACATGTCGCCGGTCGTCCGCAAGGTGGCACTAGAGGTACGTACCCTCAAGCCAGCCTTCGAGGACCTGCGCAACACCGTACAGGGCGCGTTCTTCGGTCAGTTCGAAGGCCAGATCACCAGCACCGCCAAGGCGCTTCAGGGTCCGCTGAAGGACGGTCTGTCGGGTATCGCCACCGAGTACGGCCGGGCGGCGAAGGCTGTACTGGACTACATCGGCAGCAGTGCGGGTGTGGCAGATGTCACCAGCAGCCTCAACGCCACCCGCAGCGCAGTTGCTGGACTGGCCAGTGGAACGAGCGACCTCGTGGCCGGGTTCCTTCAGGCCGCCAGCGTGATCAGCGACAACTTCGGCGCACGGCTCGGCACCAGCATCGCCAGCGTCACGACCCGCTTCGGAACGTTCCTTCAGGCGGCGGCCGGTGACGGTCGGCTGACTGCGTGGGTTGACGGTGCTATCGCTGTCTTCTCGCAGCTCGGCGCGATCGTCGGCAACGTGGGAAGCATCCTGGTCAACGTCTTCTCGGCCGCCAACACCGCCGGTGGCGGCTTCCTCGCCAACCTGGCACAGATCACCGGCCAGGTGCGCGAGTTCGTCGCCTCGGCCGCCGGACAGGACGCGGTCGCCAACGTCTTCCGGACCCTGGCCACAGTGGCTTCCCAGCTCGGACCGATCATCTCGGCACTGGTGGCACAGCTCGGATCGATCGCGCCCGCGCTGGCGCCCCTGTTCACCGCCATCGGCCCGGCCGTTGTATCGGTGATCAACGCGATCGGTCCGGCCCTGCAAGGCATCCTGCCGGGCCTTCAGGCGCTCGTGGACGGGCTCTCGGCAGGATTGGACCAGATCGCCGCATCGGGCGCGCTGGCGGCTCTCGGGCAATCGCTGGGGGACCTCGGCAAAGCGCTGGCACCCCTGCTTCCGCTGCTCGGGCAGTTCGTCGGCGAGATCGGCACGGTTCTGGCGCCGGTCGTCACCGCGTTGGCGGCGGCTCTCGCACCGCTGATCGACGCGCTGTCGACCGGGCTCGCGCCAGTTCTGGCCTCGCTGTCGGGTGCGCTGGTCCAGCTCGTGGCCGCCGCCGCACCGCTGCTGACACTGATCGGCAACGCACTGGCCGGGGCTGTCACAGCCCTGCTGCCACTTCTCACGGCGGTGTCCGATGCCTTCGGGTCGATCTTTGCGGCCCTGGTGCCGCTGGCGTCCCAGCTCGCATCGGCCCTTCAGCCGGTGCTCGCCGCCATCGTCCCGGTCCTTTCGACCGTTGTGGGTGTTCTGTCCGAATTTGTCACAACTGTCGTATCTGCCCTGCTTCCTGTGCTTCCGCCGCTTGTCGGCGCCGTTCTCAGCCTGGTTCAGGCGCTGACCCCGCTCATCGCGCTGGGTGGCCAGCTCATCACCTCACTGGCGCCGGTCGTCACACTCATCGGCCAGGCGATCGGCCAGGCGATCACCGCGCTGCTGCCGCTGGTCACCGGGCTGGCCGACTCGTTCTCGCAGATCGTGACGGCGATCGTACCGATCGTCACGCAGGTGCTGGGTGCGCTGCTGCCAGCCTTCCAGGCGTTCACCGGCCTGCTGTCCTCGCTGCTGGCCTCGCTCGCACCGGTCGTCACCGAACTTGTCGGGGCTCTGCTGCCTGTCCTGCCGAAACTCACCGACTCTGTCGTCCAACTGCTTCAGGCGCTGCTGCCGCTGGCGCCCGTGTTCGCTCAACTCGTGGCCGCCGCCGCGCCGCTGGTGGCCCAGCTCGGCGGCCTGCTGGGCAAGGCGCTCGCCGAGCTGGCCAAGTTGGCGATCCAGGTCGTGGGCCCCGTGGCCGAGCTGGTGGCCACCATCGTCAACTTCGCCGTGGTCGATGTCGTCGTGCCCGTGATCGAGGGGATCGTCTCGGCGATCACGGGGCTGGTGGACGCCGTGCTGGCCGCACCGGGCGCCATCGGACGGTTCGTGTCCGACACGATCTCGTTCTTCGCCGACCTCGGGTCGAAGGCGGGATCGGCGGTATCTAGCTTCGTCACCTCGATCAGTGAGTTCTTCGGCCGCATCCCGGGCGCCGTGAGCAGCGCGCTCGACCAGGCGCTGGCGTTCTTCACCGCGCTGCCCGGGCAGATCCTGACGGCCCTGGCCGCGCTGCCCGGGCAGTTGCTGTCGTTCTTCACCACCGCTCTCAACGACGTGGCCTACGCAGTCGGCTTCGCCATCGGCACGGTGGCGAAGTTCTTCCTCGATCTGCCGGGGCTGATCACGACCGGGCTGATCACGCTCGGCGATACCTTGATCAACATCTTCACGGCGGCGTTCGACTTCGTCTATGACGCGGTCTCGACCGGCATCTCGGCCACCGTCGACTTCTTCGCCGCACTGCCCGGACGCATCACAGGGGCTCTGACCGCCCTGGGCAGCGCGATCATCAGTGCCGTCACCACGGCCTTCAGCGCCACCTATGACGCGGTGTCCTCGGGAATCTCGGCCACGATCGACTTCTTCGCCGCGCTTCCCGGCCGGGCCGCATCGGCACTGACCTCGCTCGGCGGCGCCGTCGTCCGGGTCGTCTCGGGTGCCTTCACGTCTGTGTCCGACGCGGTGTCGGCCGGAATCGACAGCACGGTCAAGTTCTTCACCGACCTTCCGGGGCAGATCGTCTCGGCCCTCGGCAACGTCGGCAGCTACCTGTACGACGTAGGGGTGAACCTGCTCAAGGGCCTGATCGACGGCATCAAGTCGGCAGTCAGCGCAGTGGTCCAGACCGTGAAGGATGCCGTGAACAGCGCGATCCGGGGCGCGAAGGACGCCCTCGGCATCAAGTCGCCGTCCCGCGTCTTCCGCACCATCGGCCAGCAGACGGCGCAGGGGCTGATCGACGGCCTGGACAACATGTCGGCGGCGGTCACCAGGGTGTCGCGCGACATGGCCGGGTCGCTGGCGGCGCCGTTCGCCGACGCCGTGCTGCGCCCGGTGGCACCGGTGACGGCCCCTGCGCTCGCCTCGAAGCCGTTCACCGGGCCGATGGACACCGGCCCTGCCGGAACCCGTTCGAGCCGCCGTACGACCGCTCAGGCGGTTCCACAGGGCCAGGACGCCACGGCCCCGACGGTGGTCAACAACTTCACCATCAACGAGGTCGGCGACGCCACCGTGACCGCGCAGCGGGTGATCAACCGGATCGCCACCGCCGACGGAACCTACCTGCTGTGACGAAAGGCCGCCCCACCTTCTGGTGGGGCGGCCTTTCAGTCGGTTCAGACCGTCCGGTGGACGTACCGGGCGTAGCTCGACCCCTTGCCGTCGCTGATCTCGATCCGCCAGTTGCCGTCCTCGTTGCGACCGGCCCGGACCACCAGCCCCGCCGACACGGCCGCCCGGACCTTGCGGGCCACCCGGCCGGAAGCGACCGGCGACCAGGTGTGGTCCCGGCGCATCACCTGGTAGTCGTCCGATCGGGCCAGGACTGCGGCGACGACCGCTTCGCCCTCGATTTCGCCGTCCAGCTCAGTGGCGTCCATGTGGGCCATGGCCTCGGCCATGTCGGCGGCGGCCCGCTCGATCAGGTCGGCGTCGATGTCGGCGCCCCACACAACGGCCTCGGCCTCGAAGAACACCATCAGGTCGCCTTCGGTACCGTCCAGCTCGCCGCAGGCGATGGCGATCGGACCGGCGTACACCGCGTACCGGCCCCGGCTGTCGACCTCGGCGTGGATGGGCGCGCCGTGGACCACCAGGTTCGCGGGGGCGTAGGTACCGGCGGCGGGGTGGGTGGTGGTGGTCATGGTCTTGCCTCTCGTTCGCTGCTTCCTGCTGACAGAAAGAACTCTACCCGGTGCCATGCTGGAATGCAACCCCATCACAGAATCAACTCTCAGTAGCCGACCGTCACTGT